CTCGGCGCGAACATCATCCGCGACGGCGACCTCGGTGTCATCGCCGGTGCCCGCATCTACCAGTTCGCCAACCTCTCGGCCAACAGCGAAAACCTCGCCGGCTGGGTCGCTGGTCCTGACGCCATCGCCTTCGCCTCCGCTCTCCCTGACTCGATGGACATCCCTGGCTTCGAAGTCTCGAACGCCACGGACGCTGGCACGGGTCTCGGTGTGCAGGTGCTCGTCGGCATGGAGCAGTCTGGCTTCCTGAACGTCACGGCTACCCTGATGTTCGGCGCCGCTGTCGGTCGCGCCACCTCCCTCGTCCGCCTCAAGACCGCCTAATAGCGGCCAAGGCTACGAACTTAAGGGGCTCAGCAATGGGCCCCTTTTTTGTGCCATCCTCCCAATCTCGGCAAGGGTATGAGTCTGTACAGTGAGTTCGCCCAAGACGCTAAGGACATGATCGCCGACTTCGGAGTCTCCGGCTCGGCTACGGGCATCACTTTCCAGTGCCTTATCTCCGACCCCGCCGTCATGACCGTCCTCGAAGCAGGGGGGTATGTCGAGCGGACCCAGTACTCGGTCAGGCTCCCCGCTGTAACGGCCTCCTGGAGCCTCCCAGATGGGTCTACGGGGGCATCTGGTGCCACGGTGGGGGGAGGCGTAGCCGTCGCCGCTTTCGCCCAAGGTAAGAAAATGACCATCGGGGGCCGCGGCGTCCGCATCACGACCCAGACTTATAAGCCCAATTCGGCTTGGGTCACCCTGATCGTCATCGACGATAACCAGTAACCGCCGTGGTCACGGTAAGCATTCCTCGGAAGTCCCTATCCGAGTTTAACGCCATGCTGACTAGGGTGGCTACGGAGATTGGCATGGACGCTCAAAGCATGGTGGCAAAACAGGCCATGCTTATCTGCGCCGACATGGCTACCTTTACGCCAGGGATGCCCAAGGGCGGCGGGCAAGGTTTGTCTAAAGAAGCCAAGGCCGCCGGGGAAAACGCCGTGGCCGGGGACATCCGCAAAATCTTTATCGCGGTAGGCGACCGAAACGTCAACACCCAGAGGGCCATCGTCTTCCGCAACCTGGCGCACGCCACACAGACCAATGACCGGGCCTTGTTCGATAAGATTATCAAGAAGTCCCGCATCGAAAGTCTTCGCATCTCGCCGATCATGACGAAAATCTTGAACGACCAGAACTATGACCGGGCGTTCCTGAAGGCTAAGAACTACCTATCCCGCGTCCCTCTTGCGACAAACGAGTACGGCTTTGAATACGCTAAAGACCTGCGGACGCATCACAACCGAGTTAAGGCCAAGTTCGGTGGCCGCATCGGCAGGGACCAGCGCATCGGCGAACCGCGTCTTATGGTCGAGTCCAAGCAAGAGCTCGATGCATACATCAAGGAACGTCAGGCCGCCGTTGGTCGGACCAAGGCTGGATGGCTTCGTGCGCTCAACATGATTCCGAAGCCCCTCCGTGCCAATGTCGCCAGCGGTAACTTTGGCGCCAAGCTGCGCAACGCTGGATGGATTGCCCGCCACGGCGGTTCTGGCCGTGCCACTGCTTCTTATTCTGACAAGAACGCCGAGGTAACCGTCCAGAACTTTATCGGCAACATCAACGCCATCGCGGTAAAGGCTGACACTATGGCCTTAGCCCTGGGCAATCGCGTCAAGCAGATGGAGTCCGACCTAAATAAATACATCGCCCGCACTAAGCGGCAGATGCGACTCTGATCACTTGTCCCCGCGGACTCGGACAAACACCGGGTGGCGCAGGGAGCCTTGTGGGGTCTTCATCTGGAAGTCTACCTCGGCGGTCTGGCCGATGAGCTGAGAGCGGTCGGCGAGCAAAGCGGAGCGGGTGGCGTTGTCCATGCCGGTGCCGACGCTGACTAGGCGACGCCCGCAGCGCACAACGATGTGGCCGGCCATGCCAGCACACTTGCCGGTGCCTTCGACCACGTCCACAATCTCGGCGTCAATGGTGTCGGCGTCCTTGACCTTCAGCCAAGCCCTGGAGCGGATGCCGTGGGCGTAGGGGGCGGTGGTATCCTTGACCATGGCACCCTCAAAGCCCTCGGAGGTAAAGCGGACAAAGGCGTCCTCTGGGGTGCAGGAGACGCTAGGGATGAGCAGGAGGGAGGTAGGGTAGGACTGGGCAAACAAAGCCTCCAGAGAGGCACGGCGGGTGCTGTAATCGCCATCTACCGAGGGCAGGTCAAACAGCCAGATGCGGGCATCGTCGGCAGACTGCTCAGAGCGGAGAGCGCCGACGGAGGTAAAGAACGACTTACCGGACACGGCCTCGCCGTCGAGAGACCAGACGCCGTCCTTGCCAGCCAGGAGGTCGAGCACCTCATCGGCCAGATGGTCAAGGGAAGGCATCGGGTTTCCGTTGCGGGTCTCGAAGCGGACGGTGCGGCTGGACAGGTCCGCAGTGATCAGGACGCGAAGGCCGTCGACCTTGGGCTCGCAGACGTAGGAAGCGGGCGTCTCGCCAGCATACAGGCGGGCCAGCATGGCGCCGTGGCGGGCCTTGGGTGTGCGGGCATTAGGCTGACGCGGACCCGCATCCTCGAACATCGAGAAGAAGGCGGCTAAGACTGGGTCCTGTTGGCAGAGCATTGGTGGAACGGATTAAGCAAAGCACCCCCTCCCCTGTCAGTCAAGCCCCTTTCCCTACCAAAACGGGCAAAGGTACAATGGGAACGAAGAGCATTAGGCACATCGTCGAGGACGCCCTCCAGACGTACCTATCGAACGCCACCGGCCTGTCTCAGGTCACCTTCGTCGCGGGGGACAGCAACAATACCCCGACCCTTCCGAAAGGCATCGTCCTATGCGAGTCCGCCCGGGCTCCTGCCGATCTGCCCGAGGGCCTCGGCAATTATTCCTGTTCCGTCCGCATCACCCTGTTCTCGAACGCCGACGACACGACCATCGAGACCCACCGTTCCCGCTGCGCATTGGTGGTCGGCAATATGCGCGACGTGGCGGCCATCCAGGACAAGTTCACGCAAATGGGAGACGCGTCTTGCTATGACGTCACCATGCAGTCCGAGGACGAAGGGGTCGACGAGCGCTCCTGGGCGACGGCCTTCACCTTCGACGTCCTGACGGTCTTCCCTGCGGCGTAATTCCAAACCGCCCAAAGGTATATGGCCGCTATCACTAACGGAACGACCTGCCTCTATGGTGTGGCGGGTACTGTCTCGAACCTCTTCGTGCAGTCCTATAGCCTGTCCTCCTCGTTCAACGCCGAGGCCACGGTGGTCGACGAGACTGGCCTGACCAAGACCCACCGCCTCGACGATCGTAAGTCCGAAATCACGGTGGAAGGCATCTGCAAGACCTCCTCGATGCCGGCCCTCGGTGCGACCCTCAGTTTCACGCTCAACGCCGCCACGGCTTATCCGTCCGGCTCGGCCTCGGTTTCCTTCAGCGGAGTCATCACCAAGATTGACGAGAAAGGCTCCAACAAGGGCTTCACCGCGGTCACGGTCACGGCTATCGACTACGAAGGCATCACGATGTAACTGCCACTTGCCTCGGCTACGGCTTAGGCAAGTATTGGTTACATGGACAAACGGTTCTTAGCGGCCTTCATCGACCCGGCTCCCTTTCGGCTGCTGGGTCGTTCGCTTTACCCTTGGTGCCTCAAGTACCGGGTGCGTCTGATGGCCTTCGACTCCCCGCTGGTGACGGGCTCCCGCGGCATCACCCCTGCCGATCTAATCTTCGCCTGTCAGGTATGCGCTGAAGAACCCCTGGGCGAGATTGGCTGGCGTGACCAGCTGCGGATGCTTCACCTTGCCCGCAACCCCGCCAAGTTCGAGGCCATGCTTACGGCCTTTGCCGGCTACATCCTCGTGCAGGACTGGCCAAAGTTCTGGGAGCAGACGGCCAAGAAGACCAGCGGAGGCGGCGACAAGGGCGTACCGTGGCCGCTAGCCATCGTCGCCAACCTAATCACCAACGGCATCGACGAGAAGCGTGCATGGGAGATGCCGGAGTGCCAAGCCATCTGGCTTAACTCCGCCCTGGCTATCTCCAAGGGCGCCGATGTGGCGATCATGTCGCCCGAGGAGGAAGCCTTCATGGCCGAAGAGGAAGCAAAGGAGAAGGCGGCCACCGCTTCCAATCCTGCAAAGGAAACACCCTGACATGGCCCAAGACCTGACAGTAAACATCAAGACCACCTCGGACGTCCCGCAGGCGATGGACAAGGCCAAGGCCGCAACAGTAGGCTTCGGCAAGCAGGTCGACGATATTGGTCGTAAGTTCAGTACGGCATTTAAGGATATCGCCCTTGGGTTTGTTGCGCCGTTAATCTTGCTTAATAAAGCAATCAGCATGATTTCAGACAGCATTGAAAAATCTAAGCAGGACATCAAAGACCTCCGGGACTTCGCCGCCACAAGCGAATCTAAGTTCCTTGACCCTAAAACGAAATATCTAGCCAATCTTCGCGTCTCTACCGATCGCGAACGGATGGAGCGAGGCATGGCCCCTAAAGCGACTACCGAGGAATATGCCTACTTTCTACAAAATGACCCACGATCAAAAGATGTGCTAAAAGAGGCCGGCCTTGGGGCGAATCTGAAGGCCCTTGTCGCTGGAGTTTTTTCAAGCGGAGATGAGGGGGCCGCTAGGTCGCTTGCCTCAAACCCTGAAATCAAAACAGCGATTGACCGAGTCATTGAAAAGGCTGCAGCTGAGGCGGCAACCAAAGGACCAGACGGCCAGAAGGCCACCACCTTTCAAGCCCCCGCAGGCGTCAACGCCGTCGTCGGCATGGGCAACAACGCCGCCATGCAGGCCATGCTCGACCAGCTCGAAGAGCAGCGCAAGCAGACCGCCCTGCTCCAGCAGATCGCGTCATCCGGCGGCGAACTCCCTGCCGACTTTACCAAGCCCACTTCAGCCGCCCCATCCCGCTCCGCTTACCTAAGAAAATAACATGGCACGCATCGATACTGGAAACGACCTCAATGCTGATATGCTTCAGCCTGGCTGGACGTCCACGTCCGACGGTTTCGGCCTGATCACCATCAGCGCGACATTCAAAAGCGATTCCGTCTCCGGCACCTTCGCCCCATTTGTTCGCGGCACAGCCTTCCCCGTATCTTCTTACAATTACTGCAAATCCCACAAGGGCAGCATCAACTGGGACGCCCTAGGCATCGCCACCCTCAAGGTGGACTATGTCGGCATCGACCCATCCGTCAACGGCGGGGCTTATACCAACGCAAACACCAGCGTAGCAAACGGGCTGACCGCCGAGCATATCACGGCTCATCCTAATTTCTTTACCGCCGCTTCTGGCTTTGCAGGAGGCCCGCTTGCTGGCCTGCCTAGTAACTTTGGCGGCGCTTATAATGACTCGACCCTCGGACCAGTGGTTAATCGCTATAACCCATCAACCAAACAAACGGTCGCTGTTCCATCTTGCGAGGGCTATTACGGCGCCTGCTTTGAGCAACCGAACGGTGGTCGCTTCATCGGCTTCGTGGACCCAGATTATCCTACCGTTTACGGAAAGACCCAGTATCTTGCGACCACTACCACAATTAGTGGCGTGATGTATGTGAAGGAAAAATCAACCGTAACCACTCTTTATGGATTTCTAGGCAAAGCCACGAGCACCGTAAACTTCGGAACATTTCCTTTAATTCCTGATTATTGCAAGATAGGCGAAGGTACAGGAGATGGTTCTGTGAACCTGCTGTCTCAGCTTAACGTCGAATCCTTTGGTACCATTTATAAGGTCATCTACGAAGTCCGCTATTCCTCCGTTGGCTGGGATCCAGGGGTGTATATCAATCTCTGATTTCGCCTCGCCATGGCTATCCAACCCGGCATCGGTTATACGTTCACGACCTCCAGCCAAGGAGAAAATATCAATGTCATTCAGCCATGGTCGCCCATGGGGCTGATTGCCGACCAGAGCAGGCCACAGCAATTCGAGGTCAGGGCATACGGTGGCGTCGGCTCAAACACCGCGGCCATCCAGATCGCCAAGGGGGCCGTCAACTTCGACCAAAGCACCATGCCTGAAGTCTGGGAAACCCCTGAGACCAGCAGGCGCCAGGTCTTCATGCAAAAGTTGGCCGTGGCCTCCAGCGGCATCACCGCTACCGATGGCGGACTCCCGCTGGGGCAGACTCCTTGGATGAATAACGGCGGCTATTACACCCTGCCAGGGGATGGCTTTTATTACGTCACGATCTGCAAGCTCGACGTCGACGGTACCTTAGACGCCGGCGGCATCACCAACTCGGCCTTGGTAAAGACAAACACTCCGTTCGTTTCAGTCTTCAAAGACAGCGACCCTCTTTACGGCATCATCTTCCAGCAGACAGGTCCGTCCCAGTACGTCAACCGGACGAATGTGCAGCGCATGACAGGCTATGACGCGGAAAGCACCGGGCTGGACTATGACTTCGGCGGATGCCATACCGAATGGTTCAACCCGGTTAAGTACGGGTATGACTGCAAGATTATCGCCACCATCGGAGTCTCTACCCAATCCGTTGAATCGGGCGGGGAGACCATCAGCGTCAAAGTTTTGGACGTCCGTCAGCACGCCGTCGGCTCGATGAACATGAACATACCCCTGCACTTCCTTGGTTCGACCCTTTACGATGAAGAGGGCCGGAGCGAGGCCGACGATCCGTATAACGTGAACGAGGAGTATGGCTTCTTCAATATCGTCAACTGGGAGCATAAGGCGCAGTTCAACGATAACATCACACCCCTTACCACTGCATTCTATACTGATATGCTTGGGCCTGCCGACTGGACCGCCCGCTGGTATGACTTCGATTCCGATTGCAGCAGCTCGTGCAGGCATCCGTTCCACGTCCGTCAGACTGGTTCTGCGGAAAGCGCCGTCTGGAGCATCTGTGAAGGTACGGTCAACAACGTCCTGCCTAACCCGGCATTTGACAGCTTCACTATGACCGACGGTTTCGTGTGGCTCAAAGTTCACTTCGACGGAACTAACTTCCCGTCTCTTGATGCGTATGGAGTCACATCGGGATACGGTTCATCCGTCCCGGCAGACACGGACGACGACGCTTATGTCGTTCTGGCTCAGATCACCGATGACGTTGCCACGCAATACATCACCGGGTCGCTTTGGGGTGATCGCATCAAGATGGGAACAGGAACGGCAACCTATTACTTTGCTCGCGTCTGATGAGCCTATTGATTGGAGGTTCGGGACCATATTCAACTTGGGCAAAGCTACGCACCGTTTTCGCTATAAACAATGTTTACGAAGGAACCGTAGGAGGTTTCAACGCATATTACGAAAGCGGACTCAGGTCTGCGTCTGATGGAAGTGGCCTTATCAGGACGAAGAATTATGGGTTCACTTACAACCTGTTTGGGCATCGACCTAACTTTAGGAGCGGCTTTGTTGAACC